GTAGCTTCACCACAGTTCTACGAAGTACTGTCTCAGTCTAGCTCTAAGCTGTTGAACGTAGACTTCAACGCTGGTCAAGGCTCCATCCGTAATGGTTTGGTAAGCTCTGGCAAGCTGCGTGGTTTTGATATGTACAAGTCAAACAACATTCCTGCGGTAACTAATGCTGCTGGTCAATGTCTGGCTGGTCACATGTCTTCTACGGCAACGGCTCAAACGATCACCAGCACTGAAGTCATCCGTGACCCAGATAGCTTTGGTGACATTGTACGTGGTCTACACGTTTACGGTGCTAAGGTACTGCGACCAGAAGCTCTGGTTTCAGCCTTCTACGGTATCGACTAGACCTTTTAGGTGGGGGCTGCTTCGGTGGCCCCTTTCCTTTTTTTACTGGAGATTATAATGCCCCAACTTGGATCTGATGCGAAGCCATTAATGATGAGACAAACTATTGCTGGTAAAGGCAGTAGAATCCGCAAAGGAACTAATTACGCACGTTACAAAGATAACTTTGATAAAATTTTTAATAAAGACTCTGACCCTGAATGTTCTACAGAGTTTGAAGGCGCTAGAGCAATTAGTAAAACTTTTTCAATGGAGCAAGATTGATGATGTACGGTAAAGATAAAAAGAAAGGAATGATGTACGGCAGTATGGTACGCAAAGGTAAGATGGGCGGTGGACGCTCTATGTACGGTAGTGGCGGATATGCTTCTGTTCAGGATATGGAAAGAATGTGCGGTAGTAAAACCGTAACGCAGAAAGTAAAATGAAAGTAGCTGCTCCTAAAGGTTATCACTGGATGAAGTCTGGAAAGACTTTTAAGCTTATGAAAGATCCTAAAGACGGTTATAAGCCTCATAAGGGTGCAAGTAAATCAGCAACCTTTGAGGTTCAAAAGGCGCATAAATAATGGCAGCAACATATCTAGATTTAGCAAATGAACTCCTACGGGAGATGAATGAAGTAGAGCTTACAAGTTCTAGCTTTGCTTCTGCTGTGGGTATTCAACAACATGTTAAAGACTCTATTAACAGAGCTTATCTAGATATTGTTAATGAAGAACCTCAGTGGCCTTTCCTTGCTGCTAATTTAAGTGGTGAGACAGATCCTATGTACGGTAATGTATACGTAGAAACTGTAGCAGGACAACGCTGGTATAATTTAAAGCCTGCTAGTTCTTCTTTAACTACTGACTACGGCTACATTGATTGGGACAACTTTTATTTGACTACAGTAGGCGTAGCAGGCGAATCAGTACCATATACTGCACGTAACTTACGTTTTACTACAACAGAAGCTTGGAAAGACTATAGACGTATTCCAGAAAACTTAGACGATGCAGATACTCAGCAATACGGCGTACCTGATCGTGTAATTAAAAGTCCTGACAATCGTAAGTTTGGCCTTAGCTCTATTCCAGATAAAGTATATCGTATCTGGTTTTACGCTTATGTATTACCTACAGAGCTTGTAGCCTTTGGTGATGAAACAGTTTTCCCAAATACTTACAAGCCTGTATTGCTTAATAGAGCTAGATATTATATCTATCAGTTTAAAGAAAGCCCACAGTTTTCTGCTTTTGCTCTTGAAGACTACAAGCGTGGCTTACGTTTAATGAAACTTAATTTGATGAATCCTAATCCCGGTGAGTTTAAAGATGACCGTATGAGGTTTGTATAATGTCTCAGCCGTTTGGTTTATCAACTAAAGGCGGTCTATTTACTAGCCTTAACCAGCTTGAGATGCTGGGACAGCCGGGAGTTGCTTCTAAGCTTACAAACTTTGAAGTAGACACAGATGGCGGCTATCGTCGTATTAATGGCTTTACTATCTTTGGAGGCGGTTCAGCGGTACGTCCTAATGGTGCTAACAAAGTACTAGGGATTAGAGGGTATGCTGATGGTGTAATAGTTTGTTCAGGCACTGGGATTTTCTTTAGTCAAGACGGAACCTCATGGATTTCTATATCTAAGCAAAGTGTTCATAGCAGTGGTGATAACTACACAACTTTTACAGGCCGTTCAGACTTAGCTCGCACTGGTCAAAAACAAACTAACTTTTCATTCTTTGAAGGTTTGTCAGACTACGGTGAGATACTTATATGTGACGGCGTTAACAAGCCTTACTTTTTCAGGATGGAAGGTACTGGTAATTTAAATACACGTACTTTTTTTGCTGGTGAAGTAACTGTAAGTGGTACTGTTGCTCCAGCAGTAGGTACTATCCATGACAAGCACTTTGTAGTTGCTGGTGCAGGTGCTGCATCTAATACAATTTACTACAGCCATACAAATGATCCTGATAACTTTACAGGAACTGGATCAGGCTCTATTGTACTTGAAGACCAAGTAGTGGGCCTAGCTAGTTTCCGTAGTGATCTTATTATCTTTTGTAAGAATAGTATTTTTAAACTTCTTAACATTAATGATTCTAATGCTATTACAGTACAACCAGTAACAAAGAATGTAGGTTGTATGGATGCACAGAGCATTCAGGAAATTGCAGGTGACTTGTTATTCTTGAGTCCTGACGGACTTAGAACCATTGCAGGTACAGTACGGATTGGTGACGTTGAGTTAGGAACTGTAAGTAGACCTATTCAGCCTACAATTAAAAGTATTGCAGCCAATATTGATAATTTAGATCTTACAAGTGCTGTACTTAGAAGTAAATCACAATACAGATTATTTTATAACACAGACGGTACAGCTAATGCTGCCGCTAAAGGTGTTATTGCTACATTAACAAATGAAGGTTTCCAGTATTCAGAAACTGAAGGTATCAAAGCTACTGCTTTAACATCAGATCTAGATGTAGATGGTATTGAGCAAACGTGGCATGGAGATAGCGATGGCTATATCTATAATCATGATGACGGTATTTCTTTTGATTATGGTGGTAGCCCTGCTGACATTAGAGCGTCTTATCAGACACCTAATTTAGACTTTGGTGATGTAGGTACTAAAAAGACTTTACGTTATGTACGGTTGTCTATAAGTCCTGAAGGGGCTGTTCAGCCTACATTACGTGTACGTTATGATTATGAAGATCCTTTAATTTCACAACCTTTAGATTATATATTAGATAGTATTCCTTTGCCTAGTATTCTTGGGTCAGGCATATTTGGAGCCAATGTATTTGGTGCTCCAGCAGATCCTCTAGTACGCCAAACAGTTCAAGGCAGTGGGCATACTGTAAGTTTTATTGTAACAAGTTCAGATCAAAAATCGCCATATACAGTGAATGGTCTTTATATAGACTACACTCCATCAGGAAGGAGATAATAGATGGCTCAGAGCTATACCAGACAAAGTACATTCGCTGATGGAGATACTATATCAGCATCGTTATTTAATAACGAATATAACCAATTAGTAAACTCTTTTGCTTACTCTTCTAGCAGTGCAGTAAGCACAGGCCACAGACACGATGGTACTGCTGGTCAGGGTGGTAATATTTTTAAAATTGGTGATCTTGATTTTCTTAACAAGATTGAAGTAGACGGAACAAACAATCGTCTTGGTTTTTATGTAGAAGTTTCTAGTGCTGCTGTAGAGCAGATTCGTATTCAAGATGGTGCTATTGTACCTGTAACAAACAATGATATTGATTTAGGCACATCTTCTTTAGAGTTTAAAGATTTATTTTTAGACGGTACAGCACATGTAGATACTTTAGATGTAGATGTAAATGCTACAGTTGCAGGTACTTTAGGTGTCACAGGCGCTACAACGCTTTCTAATAATCTAAGTGTAGGTGGTAATCTTACAGTAACTGGCAATGCAACCATTGCAGGTAACTTAACTTTTGGTGATGCTGCTACAGATACAGTATCTTTTAGTGCTGATGTAGCTTCTGACTTGCTTCCTAGTGCTGATAATACTCATGACTTAGGTGCTACAGGGGCTGAGTGGAAAGACTTATACATTAATGGTACTGCTAATCTTGACAGCCTTGTATTAAACAGTGGTACTACAGTAACCTCTATTCTTGATGAAGATGATTTAACTTCTAATAGTAATACGTCTTTAGCTACGCAGCAGTCTATTAAGGCTTATGTAGATGCTCAAGTAACTGCACAGGACTTAGACTTCAGTGCAGACTCTGGTGGTGCTTTAAGCATTGACCTTGACAGCGAAGCTATGACCTTTACAGGCGGTACAGGTATTAATACGTCTGGTTCAGGTAATACAGTAACTTTTGCAATTGACAGCACTGTAGCTACGCTTGCAGGTGGTGAAACTTTTACTAACAAGACTTTAACAAATCCAGATATTAATGGAGGCACTGTAGATGGTGCTAATATTACTGTAGGATCTGGTAATGCTTTAGATGTTTCAGGAGGTACTCTTACACTTGCAGATAATCAAATATCTGGTGATAAAGTAGAGGGTGGTACAATTGATGCTGTTGCCATTACAAACTTAACTTTTGGAAGTCTTAACGATGGTTCAATCAATGTAACTGCATTCGTAGATGAAGATACTATGTCTTCTAATAGTGCAACACTTGTACCTACTCAACAGTCTGTTAAAGCTTATGTAGACTCTCAAGTTACTGGTTCTATCGTAACAAGAGATTATGGTAGTGCTTCAAGCCCTGTAGTGTTTACAGTTACAGTAGCTTCAAAAACTTCAGCACATCCTTATAACGGTGACGGTTCTAGCAGCGCATATTTTTTAAATGGTGAAGAGTCTCCAGCATTATCTTTACTGGGTGTAGACAGCGTTACAAGTTCTAGTGAATATTACTATAAGTTTGATCAATCTAATTCTTCAAACAGTGGACATCCATTACGTTTTTATTATGACGCAGCTAAGACTTCGGCGTACACAACAGGCGTAACAACTTCAGGAACTCCCGGAAGTGCCGGTGCTCATACTACAATAGCTGTAACGTCTGATACGCCTAATATTTTATATTATCAGTCTAGCTCACATGATTATATGGGTAATCACGCTACAGCAATTACTACTACAATGGGTACGACAGGAGCTTTAAAACTCCCTGTTGGTACTACAGCACAGCGTCCTACAGCTTCAGCAGGACAGTTTAGATATAACAGTACAACTGGAAAGTTTGAAGGTTACACTACTTCTTGGGGAGACATTGGAGGCGGTGAGGCTCAGTTCACGCTAGACACCATGACAGGCGATGGAAGCGACACAACGCTCACCATGTCTGTTACACCTGCTTCTGAAAACTCTATTCAAGTTTATTTTGATGGTGTATATCAGCATAAAGATACATTTAGCTTTAGCGGAACTACACTTACTTTTAGCACTGCTCCAGCTTCAGGCGTTGCTGTTGAAGTTATTATTATTTCTACTGTTGCTGCTTCAACAACTCCGGGCGATGGTACGGTTACTACAGCTAAATTAGCAGGCGATGCAGTTACACAAGCTAAAATTGCAAACGATGCTGTTGGTGCAGATCAATTAGCAGCGAGTGCAGTAGTTACAGCTTCTATAGTAGATGACAATGTAACTCAGGCTAAAATTGCAAACGATGCTGTAGGTGCTGACCAGTTAGCTGCAAGTGCAGTAGTTACAGCTTCTATTGTTGATGATGCCGTGACAGCAGATAAACTTGCCTCTAGTGCAGTTGTAACAGCTTCTATAGTAAATGATGCTGTAACAGCAGCTAAGATAGCTTCTGAGCCTGTGACAGTTGGTATAACGTCAGTAGTTACTAGTGCAAGCATAACAGCTACGGTAAACACACATGTATATGTGGATACTGCTGGAAGAACCATTACATTACCTGCGTCCCCTACAATTGGTCAAAGAGTTTTGATCACAGTTGGAAACTTTACAGACACAGTAGTTGGACGTAACGGAAGTAACATTATGTCTAGTGGTACTGATATGACACTAGATAAAGAATATCTTTCAATTCAATTTATTTATACAAACTCTACAGTAGGATGGGCAATGTCATGAGCAACTTTACAGATTTTATTAGCGGCGGTAGCGCATCACAGATAGATGAAGTTGTTATATTAAACAACAGTGCCAATGTTGTTACGTTGGCTGACGGCAGAGTGTACTTAAAGGCTGGTGTTTTTGAGGATGATTTATCCGTTTACCCAGATGCCACCAGCACTTTTTTTTCTTCTGAACAATTTCCAACAACAGGTGAAACAGACCCCCAAGGAATTACGTGGGACGGCACTTCCTTGTGGATGGTTGGAAATAGTACTGACACAGTTCGTCAGTACAACACAACAGGGGTGGAACAAAGTAACTTTTCAATAGCCAGCGAAGTGACTAACCCCACCGGTATAACTTGGGACGGAAGCTACCTTTGGGTTACTGGAGATACTGGAAACGATGTAACCAAGTGGAGTACAGGCGGCGTTTATCAAAACGTATCTTTTTCTGTAGCGAGTGAAGACGGAACCCCCGAAGGAATTACTTGGGACGGAACTCATTTCTGGGTTATTGGCGGCGCTACTGACGCAGTTTATAAATACAACTCATCAGGGGTTTATCAAAACGTAAGTTTTAGTGTAGCTAGTCAAATCACAACCCCCACAGGAATTACGTGGGACGGGACTTATTTTTGGACCACCGACAGCGGCACTGACAAAGTTTATAAATACAACTCATCAGGGGTTTATCAAGGATTTAATTTTACTACGCGGCCGAACTCCACCGCTCCACAGGATATAACTTGGGACGGAACTAATTTCTGGATTGTTGATGGTGCTGGTACTGATGAAGTACTCAAGTATCCACCCGGTGTTGGTATTCATGAAATTACATCAAGCCAAGCAGACAACGGTGTAGATCTAAATGGAACTGTTTATGTGAGGGTTAAATAATGGCGTTAATAATAGTAGAAGATAATATTTCAGTTGAGACAAAAGCTCGCAGATGGCGTGACGCTGAACTAAAGCGAACAGACATAGCCGCTACAGTTTCTGATTACCCTAACGCTTCAGCGGTATTAACTTACAGGCAGGCACTACGTGATTGGCCCAGCACGTCAGACTTTCCAGCTACTCGCCCAGAACTAGGAGCGTAAAATGGCTATAACAAAAATTAAAGCTACTGGTATTGCTGACGATGCAGTAACTTCTGCTGCTATAGCTGACAATGCCATTACAGCTTCTGCAATCGCTGATGGTGCTATCACATCTACAAAACTTGCAGCGGGTGCTGGTGCGGGCGGAGTCTACGGAAGTTCTTCAAGCCCCGTAATATTTACAGTTACAGTAGCTTCTAAAACTTCAGCCCATCCATATAATGGAGACGGAAGTAGCTCAGGTTATTTCCTAAATGGTATTGAGTCTCCTGCTATTAATTTACACGGTGCTGATAGTGTCACAGCTAACACTGAATATTTTTATCGTTTTGATCAAGCAGACGGGTCAAACAGTGGGCATCCTTTGTTGTTTTACATGGATGCTGCTAAAACAACAGCTTACACTACAGGCGTAACGACCACTGGTACTCCGGGAAGTGCAGGAGCTTATACACAGATAGCAGTAGATAGAGAAACGCCTAGCGTTCTTTACTATCAGTGTTCAAGCCATGCTTATATGGGTAATCATGCCTATAACGCAGCTTCTACCAACTTAAACGGTCTTAAAATGCCAACGGCTGATGGTACAGCAGGTCAAAGCTTAACCACTAATGGTAGCGGAACACTAGCCTTTGCAACAATTGGCGGCGCGTATAATGACTTTGCTATCAAAACAGGAAACTATACTGCTGTTAGTAAAGACCAACTCATTGTCAACTCAAGCAGTGCAGTAACAATCACACTACCCGCTAGTCCTAGTGCTGGTGATGTAGTATTCATTAAGAACGCTGGAACCGGCACAGTCACTGTAGCTCGTAACGGCTCAAACATAAATTCAACGGCAGACGATGGAGAGATTGCAGCAGATGCTGGAGCTTCTCTGGTTTATGTTGATTCAACTATTGGATGGAAGGAGCTTTAAATGGCTATTAAATTAGGTGGTGGTGGAGATGCAGCACCAATACCCACAGCGCAGTTTGTTATA